TTATGGCTTCAATGCCAATGGTTAATGCTTTCAGAAAAAAATATGCTATTGATAAAATGAATACAATCTTTTTAACTGATGGTTGTTCTGATGGTAACGATAGATATGTTATGTTTAATCCTAGTCAAGATGTAATTGATAGTAGATATCTGAGTAAACAACCAGGCGGTTATTATATAACTTCTACTGGATATGATAATCAATTAGTGTTAAGAGATACTAAAACTAAAAAAGAATATTATATTGATAGACAAAGAGATATGACAGACCAATTACTTGACGCTTTAAGAGTAAGAACTGGTACTAAAGTATTAGGTTTCTATATTTCAAGTGGTAAAACTATTGATAGATATACAATTGACAAATACTTTCCTTCATATACATATGATAAAAACGTAAAAGTATATGATAGAAAAAAAGTTAATCAAGAGTATAGAAAAAATAAATGTTTAGTAGTAAAACATAATACTGCTTATGATGAATTTTATCTCCTTGCTGGGGGTAATCTGCAAGTATCAGATGGTCAAATGGCGACACCATCTGAGAATGCTAAAAAGAGTGAAATAAAAAAACTATTCACTTCTACTTTAAAACAAAATAAAGATAGTAGAGTTGTGTTGAATAAATTTATTTCTCAAGTCGCTTAAAATTTGTATTAATTGAAAAGGAATATATAATGGAAAATACATCTAAAGTTACACTAAAACCAGCTCAAGAAGCATTTGTTAGAACGGCTAATGCTCAGGGCTTTACTTCTGAGATTACTAGAAAAGATATTATATCGCTTCAGACTAAACTCGGTATCACTAAACCTGCTTGGTTGATGAAAAATCAATCATACAGATTGGGCAGAGGCAGTTATGCTTTACCTTCGATAGGGCAAGTTGCTGAAGTTGCTGATACATCATCTGAGATGCCACAAATTGGGGCTGTTTCTGATAGTGAGTAATCAAAAAACGTCAATATGGGGGCAAAAACCCCCATATTTGTTATATTGTTGTAAAAATACAACACATTTATTTGGAATAATTTGGAATAAATGGGAATAATGCTTGACATACTATGCAAAGTTCGATATAATATATGTATATTATGAAAAAAACAAAGGTGAATTATGACTACATTAAATAATGAACAGTTAAAACAAGTTGAATTGTTATATAAACATTACAAGAAAACTGATTTAACTAGAAGTGAAATTAACGATTTTATCAAGATTGGTAATATCAAAAATCCAAGTTGGTTAAAACAAGACCAATTCAAAGTTTCTAGAGGAGTTTATGCTCTTCCTATTGACGGTGATATCTCCCCTAAAGTTAAAGAAGATATCATTGCAGAATTACCTAAAACTGAAACCGCACCTGTTAATGAGACAGTTAATCAGGCTGCGTTTATTGTTTCAAGTCTAACTGGTAATATTGTTCCTGATACGGACCCTGTGTTCGTGCCGTGGGGTTACTTCAAAGATATTAAATCCATTGTTTCTAGTAAACAATTTTATCCTATCTTTGTTACTGGTCTTTCTGGTAATGGTAAGACAATGAATGTATCTCAGGCCTGTGCCCAATCTAAAAGAGAATGTATTAGGGTTAACATTACAATTGAGACCGATGAAGATGATTTACTCGGTGGTTACAGATTGCAAGATGGTCAAACAGTTTGGCAGAATGGTCCTGTAATCGAGGCAATGGAAAGAGGTGCAATACTTCTTCTTGACGAGATTGACCTTGCGTCTAATAAGATTATGTGTTTACAACCTATCTTAGAAGGCAATGGTGTGTTTCTTAAAAAGATTAATAAGTTTGTTAAACCTGCATCGGGTTTCAATGTGATTGCTACTGCCAATACTAAGGGCCAAGGATCCGAAGATGGTAAGTTCATCGGTACTAATATTCTTAACGAGGCATTTCTCGAAAGATTCCCTATTACAGTTGAACAGGCATACCCTACAAATAAGATTGAAAGTAAAATCTTATTAAACGTAATGTCAGAAAAAGGTCTTACCAAAGATGCTGATATTAAGTTTGCAAGTAATCTAGTTACTTGGGCAGACATTATCAGAAAGACTTACTATGAAGGTGGTGTTGACGAGATTATATCCACTAGAAGATTAGTTCACATAGTAGAGGCGTTTGTTATCTTTAAGAATAAGATGAAGGCGATTGAGATGTGTACTAACAGATTTGATGTTGATACTAAAACATCATTTATGGACTTATACTCTAAAGTAGATGGCGGAGAAGACGTGACTACTTGGAATAGTCCAGTGTTAGATACAGAAGAAGATTCCAATGATAGTGAGGAAGATAATCCTAGTTATTAGGATAGAATATCGAAATCTATCTCATAATGTAGTGGAGTGGCCCTTGTAGTCGGGGCCACTTTTTACAGCTTGACAAGATTACAAAAGTAGTGTATAATAAATAAAAAACGAAAAAAAAATAATGACAAAAGTAACAGTTAGAGGAAATAATGTTGAGAAGGCCATGAAAGTTTTGAAAAAGAAACTTCTTAAAGATGGTCTCATGAGAGATTTAAAAGAACGTCAACACTATACTAAGCCTTCTGAAGAAAGAAAAGAAGCAAAGAAACAAGCAATCAGACGTTTTAAAAAAGAACAAAAACTTCGAAGTTTAAAAAACGGAGTTTAAAAGAATTACTTGATATGAATATGTTGCCCATATCAGATAATGTAAAAATCAATCAGGCAACACAACTTGAAAGGGTTAATTAATTATGGGTAGAAAAGCCTTAACTAAAAAACAGAAGGTACTTAATTTACTATCAACCGGTAAATCAGTTGATTGGAGTACTATGAGAAATAAGTTTGATTTAACATCACCTAGGGCGATGGTAGACCAACTAAGAACAGAAGGACATATGGTGTACATTAATACTACATCAAGTGGTACTTCGTATCGTCTAGGTACACCTACTAAAGCTATTCTGGCTGCAGGCGTAAACAAGGTATTTGGTAAAGGCGGGGCATTTGATTCTGTCAATACTTCAATATCTGCAATCGTTGCCGCTGGCATCAAGGCCGTATATGGTAGACAAAAATTCGCTTACAGTAATCAAAAAGCGTAAGTCTATCGTATAAATAGTAATGTGAGGCAGTTCGTAAGCCCTGACATTAGAGGTAGAGTGTCTTCCGCAAAGACACCAAATTGGTTTTCGTTGTTTTCTCCCGCTTCACTCGAAGCAAAAAAACAACGTCTTTATTGGTTCATTGGCCTCCGTAGCACGAAAGTGATAGGCGACATAAGAGTCGTTAGTATAAAGAGGGTGAGGCCTACCTCTACCAATAATTTTTTATTATTGTACTAATAAGTTATATAAATAATTATGATACGCTCAATTAAGAGGTATCGTTATGATAAACTTGCTTAATAAAAGGAGAAAAAATATGACAAGACTATCTATACCAAGTAATATATGGAACGATTTGCGTCCATTTTCAGTAGGATTTGATGACCTATTTGACCACTTTAATAATACATTAGAGTACACAGTTAAACAACCGACATCATATCCACCTTACAACATTAATAAAGTAGATGATTTCAATTTTCAGATTGAAATGGCACTTGCTGGTTTTAATAAAAAAGATATTGAAGTTCAATCTGCTCTTAATCAATTGACAATTAAGTCAGTTGAGAATGATGATAAAGACGAAAAGGAAACAATTCATAGAGGTATTTCGAAAAGAAAATTTAGTAGAACATTTACATTAGCAGATGATGTAGTTGTAAATGGTGCTAAATTAAAAGACGGAATGCTTTTAGTCGAGTTAGAAAAGGTTGTACCAGAGGAAAAGAAACCTCGAACTATTGACATCAAGTAATAATAAATCTCAAGTTGAACCTTGTAGCAATACATCTTCAACGAACTGGTTTGTGATTAATTTTATTAACCATAAACGACAGGAGAAATACTATGTGGACTAAACCTCAAGCGACTGAAATGCGTTTCGGTTTTGAAGTAACAATGTATGTAATGAACAAATAATTATTTGTTTTATTTTAGAGAGACCTGCTTGACAGGTCTCTTTATCTTTGATATAATAAATGAAACTAAACTAGAAGGTATATATTAATATTATGAAACTAAATCAAAACACCCAAAACATTCTAAAAAACTTTTCTGAAATCAATACTAACATATTGATTAAACCAGGAAAACAATTAAACACAATTTCAACTATGAGAAATATATTTGCTAAGGCAGATATTGATGAATCATTTGATTCTGAATTTGGCATCTATGACCTCAATGAGTTTCTTGCAGTAATGTCTGGACTAAACAAACCTGAATTATCTTTGCAAGATAAATTTATGACTATTTCTGGTGAAGGTAGTAAGTCAAAAGCAAAATACTTTTATTCGGATCCGTCAGTTCTAGTATCACCAACTAAAGAAGTAAATATGCCAGAGGCAGATGTTACTTTTAGTTTATCAGAATCACATCTTACAGAATTAAAAAAGATGGCTGCAATTCTGAAAACACCTGACCTTGCATTAGTAGGAACAAAAGGTGGTGATGTCGTATTAAAAGTATGTGATAAAAAGAACGATACATCTAATAACTTTGATATCGTTGTAGGCGAAGGCGCTACAGCAGATTATACTTTCTATTTTAAAGTAGAAAATCTAAAAATGTTATCTGGTGATTATGATGTTTCAGTATCTTCAAAGTCTATATCTCACTTTAAGAATAAGAAACTACCTATTGAATAC